ATTCTGCAGGGGTCATGCTTTTTCTCCTTAGTTAGTTTTGTTTTTTAGATATCGGCGGTATGCACCAGCGGATTTTCGACGACAGAGGCAATCTCAATCAGATCGCCACGCGGCTTGATGGCCGTGACACGCGCCAGCACAGCCCAATCCTCTCCTATACCAAAGGAAAAGTGCGTGCGTTCTTCTGCACTGCCTGTGTAGGGCGTGAAATCAATCTCATCGAGCAGTTCGACTTGCGTATCCTTACTGGTGGTGACAACTTCCCACGGACCACTGATTGAACCATCGCGCTTGCGCAAGGCGATGTAATGGCTGTTTCCATTCTCAAAGGTCACAGGCTCAGACAAGGTCAGGATAGGATGCTCATACGCAACCACATCGCCAGCTTCGCCCCAGCGCGGCATATCATGAGAGATAGCGATCAAATCACCATAGGTTGGGATCAAACCTTCAAGCTCTGTTCTAAAATTAACCATGCGTCGCCTGTAGCGATTAGCTGCTGCCATATACAGACCTTCGCGCATAGCATGATCTTTATTCGTACAGCCGAAAAGCGAAACAGTGGCTGGTTGCTCTGCATTGCTATCTGGCAGGCTGGCGGTCACTTCATCCGGCTTCCATGTTTTCTGGTTAAAGAATTCAACCGTAACACTGTCCGCCGTATCTTCCCCTGGCATCACATAGTCAATTTTAAAACTGCTCTTTACGATATTGCGTGGGGAGAACAAGGCAACAGGTAGAGACTTCGGCTCATCCCGCACAAATCGTACCAGACCGCCTTGTAAAAACGGAATAGCGCGACCGCACCGCGCCACTTGCGTTAAAGCGTCCCAGACCGTGCGCTTGCTATCAAAAACACCGTTAAAGGTGTCGCCGCGCGCTTGCCAAATCGTATCCAGTGCCACCAGCGCCTGCAGATCAATCCGGCTATCTTCTAAATCCGCGCCATAGCTTGCCTTTAAAATATCAGCCATTGCCCATGCGATAGATTGCGTGGCTTGAACACTGCTCCAACCATTTTGATCATCCCAAATTGATAATTTGCGCGTTACGATACAATTCACCATCCGCGATGAGCGCTGCGACAAATTATCCGTCGCCCGCATTTTCATGGCCAGCAATGTCACATCCCCAAAATCAGGGGTATGGATTAAATGGGCTTTCAATGCATTCCAATTTAAATCATTCCCAGCTCTGGCAGAATTATCCTTGGCATTGGTGCGGATAGCCTGAACCTCATAACGCCCAGCCGCCACTGGATACTTATAGGTATTGCGAATGGCTGTATTGGTGTTTGCCGTATGTGTTTCTGTTCCCAGCGTGATCCAAGAGCCTAAAGCTACGCCATCGTCATCGATAAGGCGTGCTTGCACTTCCCATGTGACCGTTCGATTGTTTAAAGAGCCACTATCATTCGCGTAATACAGCCCCTTGGGCATTATAATATCTAGGCTGATAAGAGCGGTCGTTGTTTCAGCAGGGTTTACAACAAACGGCCCAATCCAATCCCCACCATCGGCAGCATTCAAAAGCTCTTGCCCAGCAACCTCTGGCGCGGTGACAACATCAGTATCAAACAAGCTGACTGTGCCATTGGGCTGAACAATCTCATATACAATCTCTTCAAAGGAACTGATCGGCGTATCTTCGATGCGGATCTGTTCAATATCATATTCACCTTGTCCTATCACATGGAGCTGGAAAAGAAACTGATCATTGCCTTCAAACTCTGCATAAGGCGTTGCACCAAAATCGGGATACACAACATGCCGACCGTAAACAACAGGAATTGGCTCACCAAGGCGGGCTTGGTTGCCTTGTGCCTGCAGGGAATATGTCGGACTGGGGCTGGTTGCATTATAATTACTGATCGCAGAGCTTGGCATTGGCGGCGGAATAAGTGCATTCACCAGCGCCGATCCTGCCAAAGCAATTCCAGCGGTGATAAGCGATGTACCAATGGCACTGGTCACGCCCAGCGTACCAGCTAGTGCTGCCCCTGCATAAGGCGCGGCCACCATCACGGCAATGGTTAAAACAGTGCGCAGAATTTTACCGCCGCCACCGCCGCCTTGAGGAAGCGTGATAAAGCTGATCACCATATCTTTGGCGATCACCACCAGCGCCCAATCTTTTCTAAGCACAGGCTCACCATCAACAAGACACAATGTTGGCTTTGTGAATTCTACGATGCCGCGTTCATCAAGCCAGCCACGTATTGTTTGCCCGCGTTTCGGTGTGAACAAATCAACGTTTAGGTGCAGATGAAATGGGTTATGATGAATGGCAATTTGAGCCATCGCTCATTTCTCCTTTGTAACGATAATAATTTTCAATTTTCCAACCTGTTAGGCTGAGGCTTTGGAGGTTTTGAAACACCACGCCAGCGCCTTGCATGCAGTGAAGCAGACCACCGCCATCAACATCGAGCCACACGCCAACATGGATGGGGTGGCGGCTCTGACGCATGAGAGCAATGTCACCCTCTATCGGATTTTTGACAGTATCCCAGTTTTGCTTTTCAGGGTGCGCATCAAAGGTTTTGATTAGCTGACGCAGATTGCTTTCCTCAACGGAAATAATCTCAAGCTCACGGCCATAAAATCGGCGATGAATATCAACAACCAGTCCCCAGCAATCAAAGTCTTCAGGACCATCTGAGGCCACCCTCCAAGGCTTGCCAATATAATCTGTTGCCCAATGTGTCATCTCGCCTCCTTATCTTGTTAAGCCCGCAAAACGTAATGCATTGTAAGTTTCTGATGGAAAGGCTTTATTCCCGACATCAAGCATGCGAGCTTTGCCAGTCACGCGTGATGCATCCGCGCTCACTTCAGTTAATACCAGCGTAAATGGTGGGTCCATTTGTGGCCCTTCAAAATCATCTGATAAATATGGGCGATAGGTGATCTCAATTTTATCCTGACTTTCTGCTGCTCGATCCAGATGCGTGACAATTTCACGGCTGACATTATCCAGCGTGATACTGATTTCAGGCACTGGCGCTGTATCAACAGGCGGAAGCTCCAAATCAAAACCCATCGCGATAAAATCAACCATCGCACCACCATCTAAAGGCGCAGAGGTTTCAAGCCGTGCTGTTAGCTCTTGGTTATCGCGCACCACCCGAATGGCAATGGATTCCCCATCATCATCGATAAAAGATGGATGGCGTAATTCCAGCGTATGAAGAATAACGACATCACTCGGCGCAGAGGCGTAAGCTTCACGCAAGGCTTCCGATAATGCGCTATTCGGCATCCTTGGAATCCTCCCACGCTTTGTCATTCAGATAATCCAGCGCCACACCATCGATGAATGAGTTTTCAATCTCATCAGAGCGTTTGCGGATCTCTTTCACACGAGCAAGGAGATCTTGGGCTTCGATAAGGTCTTGTTTTTCATCATCGCCTAGATCATCTCTGCCATCCAAAAGATACAAATCTGCCAGCGCGTTTTGTTGTTTCCATGCTGGTGCAACAGCATTAATACGGCGACCAGCTTCTTCCTTGATTTGCTGAATAAGCAGGCTGGATTTAATAACGTCTTCCAGCTCACTATCCTCGACATTCTTACTACCTTTGACGGGTTTTACCCCTTTAGCAAAGGCGTAATAATGACGGCCATTTAAATCGCCTAAGTGAATGGGCGCGACTTCGCTTTCAGCAAAGCTGGGTGCTTTGCTGATTAAATATGATCTAATTTTCATGATTTTCTCCTTAAAAGATTACATTTTTGAGGGTTTTAACGTCGTGCAAATTGCCTGTTTGTGTACCAGTTTCGCCGTAGGAGTTATTATCTCCGCAGGCATCGACTCGCCCATCGTCATATAAAACACCCAGCCCCCAAGAGGCTGTGCCATGCCCATAACAATTCCAGTCTTCAATAATACCTGATTGGCCTAACACACGTTTAAACGTGTTATTCGTTCCTGCTGTTGAATCTATGCCAAGATTGCCATTGCCGGAATAACCAGCGGCCCAGAGTTCATCACCAGATTGGATAATGCACCCATCATAGCTAGCCCCGCCGCCAATACGCACGCGGGAAACATTTCCTTGAAAAGAGCCGTTAGGTTTAAAGGGTGAGAGCTGGTTCGTCGTGTTACCGGTACCAAGCTGTCCATAGCCATTATTACCCCATAGGTAGACTTCATCCTGATCGGTAATCCCACCAGAGACGGGATAGCGACCATCACCTGCAAAAATATCGATAAAGCTCTCACTATGGCTTATTTGTGAAAAGCTGGTGCGGTTGGTGGTATCGCCATGCCCGAGTTGACCATATCCATTATACCCAGCGCTCCATATTGATCCATCTGACAACAAGATTAAGCCATGTCCTGTTGGGCTTGCCCCATCCGTGCGATAACCGCATGAAGCGACGGCTTTTACAGCAGT